GTTGCTTCTGAGCATCGCTGATCTGAGATACGATACCAGACTTACCACAGACGTCCACGGCGCCAGTGATCTCCCCGATAACAGCGAGACCACCAACCACGGCAGCGATATCCACGCCGCTCGACGATTCGTTCTCTGTCCCTACACCGACCACTGGAGTACTGGGACTGCTGGATGGGAACGTTAACAGTAGCGACGTCTGAGGGATGTTACCCTGTTCTGCCGTTGGAGCAACGAAGTCAACGTCATAAAGCCCAATATTTCTCGCGACAAAAACGTCGTCCAGTTTTGCAAAAAGTCGCTGACCCACCGCTATATTTTTTTTCGCTCCAAAAAAATNCCTTTACGCTCTGAGTTACTTCCCCGATTTTAGTACCGTCAAGGAACATTCGAGTGGTTGTTCCCTTACGNGATACCGCTACGTGGTGCCACGNGTTCTCTGTTAACGCAGCGTTCCCTACTATTAACGCGTTGGAGTCATCAGGGGATTCAACGGTTTGGGTACCATCAGAGTCCTCCACTACCTCTATTACCGTTGGAGGTCTAGTGTTGTGTAGATGTGGTGTTAGTGACCCTCCTGCTGGTAGATACAGTACGGGAGCGGAGTCGGTTGGTTTGTTGGTTACTCNAAAATCGAATATGAACGTTGGTTCCGTCCCTGTTGGATTATCATCGGTAACGTATATCCACGTGGAGAAGGGTATAGTCGTTATCGTCAAAGGCATACAGCTCTGACTTAGTGGTNTCNGCNATGAGTCCTGTCCCCGATAGGCCCGCTACTCCGGTCCCATGTTTTACCTGTGCCGGGTCCGATATTGTTGTTACGTTGGTGTATGCAATGGCCATTCTAGTATTGTCCTTGTTAGTTCAAGAAGATGTTGCTTGCGTCGGCGTCGATGTTTCCGCCAGCGTCGATCTTGATGTTACCACTCACGTCCGTCACCTGGTTCCCCTGTATCTCGTTGGTCTGATTACCCACAAGGACGAGGCTCTGATTGCCGTCGATCTCNGTCTCGTCGTTTCCTATCACGCCGTGGTACTGATCCACTCCGACGGATATCGTGCGGTTCTTTACGACGACGGCCGACTCGTCGTTACCCACCATCTTTGCCCTGTCGTTACCGATCTGAGTCGAACTGTCGTTGTTGATCGTTAGGGTGTGGTCGTTACCGATGGTCTCGGTCTGATCGTTTCCTACGATGAGGGTCTCGTTGACTCCCACCTTGACGTTACGATTGTTCGTTATGTTGATGGCCTGATCCACGCCGATCTCCACGAGGTCGTTNGCCAGAAGTTTTGCGCTGCGGTCCTTTGTGATCATCTGATGGTATCCACCGCCGACCTCGAGCGTGTAGTCGCCCTTGACCAACTGTCTCATGTTACCCTCGACCGTCAGGTTCAGGTCGCCCTTGACGTACATCGAGTGGTTGCCCATCGTTATCTCGTATCCGTCACCAACGATCTTGACCGTTTTTGTACCGTCGACAAGGATCTCGTCGTAGCTTCCCGACGGATGCATTCTTGTTGTTCTCTGGTTGGCCGGAGTCGAGTCGTTCTCCTCGATCATTCCACCCTCGTACTCGTTGACGTTGTTGTACGGATATATGGAGTTCTGACCGCCGCGTAGGACGTTCTCGCTCCAGTTGGTTCTCTCGTACTCACCGCTGGGATCGTCCTCGGCGATCGTGGCCACCGAGTATCTCTTGGCCATAGGTATGTCCTGCAGCGTCAAGCGATTGCGAATATGATAGGTAGGATGTTCCTTGTACTTATCCCCGCCCTGTCCNACCAGAGTGGTGTCGGAGTCCGATGNGGTCACTCGTGGGTATACNCCGAACGGATCGGAGAATCCCTTCTCGTAGTCCGTTGGTGCACCGTTGATCCTTTGTATTAGTTCGGCCGCTCGTTCCTTTAGCTCCTCGAGCTCGTTGGATAACGATTCGATCGACAGCCTGATTCTTTCGAGCTGCTCAGGATCNTCCGTCTCGACTGCTCTGAGTTCGGCGATCTCCTCAGGAATCTCTGCCTGACGTTCCTCGTTCAGGTCNAGTTGCTTCTGTAGACTCGTGACGTCCTGGGCTCCCTGGAACATATTTGGTAGGGATCCCATAACGATTGGGTCCTGCATATTCTCGTCCCAGTACATACAGACCACCCAGGTTCCCTCGACGAGCTGCGATACTCCACCCGCCGCGGTGGACATATTGGCCGGCATCATTACGTTCGACCAAGGGAGTGTTTCGATTGGGATATCGCTCAACCTATCGGGCGAGTGTAGTCCCAAAACTCTGACGCGAACACGACCCATTGCCTTGGGATCGTTACGGTCCTCAACCACTCCTACATAAAAATTCATTATCAATCTCCTGAATAATCTAAAATACTGACCTGACGACGAGGTGGTACGCCAAGGTTTACTTCTTGATTGGCGTAAAGATCCGCCTCTTCACCCATACCATCCCTAACGAGTTCTATCGACATTGTGTATTCCTTCCTTCTGATATGATGGTGGATGGAAGCCACAAGGTAGTTACCCGAGGATACCTTATCATCAGGATCATCAGCGGGTGCTAGTTTTGGTGAGAATCTTTCTTTTTTGTACTCAACCACCTTTCCACACTCGATCTCTGGTGCGGAGTTAATGTGAGCCAATACCGATACGGTACGCAGTCTTGAGAAGTAAGAATTAATGATGGCCACCTCGAGCTCGTCCAATCCTGTAAGATTAGGAAAATCATCGTCGTTAAACGCCAGCGTGTTCTTGTACATAATACGATTCATCGTGTTGTACTGCGTGTGAATACGGTTATCATCAAAGGCAAAGTACGCTGATACCCAGTCGTTAGTGATTGGTTTGGCGTGTTCCCTGAACGAGAAGTCGGTGATATCCGCCTTTCTTGCTGCTATATCCACTGCGGTTATCTGAGACGCAAAGACTCCGTCACCAGTTCTCCCTAGTGTTTCGTATCCTTTTTGCATTAATGTACTGTATATCTGACCGTCATACTTATTCATTTCACGTGTTGGTTCTGGGTCAGTGGCCGACATAGGTACGGGTTCAAGCGTAAACACCTTCTCCTGCTCGAGCATTCTTTTCATTGAGTCCAATACGGTATCCTCAGAGTACATGGACTCAAACACAAACATAGGAGTTCCGTCCTCGGCCAATGCATTCTTTTGGATCATATTAATCGCAGCGAGTGGTTTAATGTATGGAAATACTACGTTGTGTGACGCTGCAGCCGTAGTGTTTAGCTTGAGTTTTTTATCTGATCCCGGCTCAATTAACCATTCATCATATACGTTTTTAATGATATCAGCCGCGTTTCCACTATACGACTTAGAGAAAAGATTGATGTTATTTCTAAATTGTTTCTCTGATGTAAAGGTTAGCGTGTATGAACCAGTGCCCTCGGTCTGAGTCTTCATGTCCTTTACGTCGTATATGTAAAAGTCCTTTTGTGCTCGAGCTTCTGCTCTGACCCAACTAATCCTAACCTTCTCTTGGCCAATGAATGGAAATATAGATGCCATTGCTGAGTTGTCAATGACTGTCATATTGCCGTATAAGAAAGGAGTAAAGATTGACTCAAAGATGGATACAGCAGTAACATTCTGACTAATGTCAATCACTTGTCCGTTATACTTAGTGACGAGTATAGTAAACTCACTGAGTACCTTAGGTATAGCATTTTGTAGGTTTGGATCAGACATACGTTACACTCTTCTGCGTTTCATTTCACGCTCAAACTGTCGTGCTACTGAAAGAATATTTTGTGGTCTGATAACCTTGATTTGAAATTGTAGATCGTTTAGATCCGACTCGTATTGTTCGATTGATACCGTTGATGTACCACCAATGACCCACTCGCCATCAGCGTTTTCTTTGTGGTGGGGTGCTTTGTAATGTGGTATTGCCGCAGAGATCTCAACCGAGTTTGAACCAGACGTAATGGTAAGCCCTGCCGGAGTTGAGTTCTGATTGTTAGTGACGGTAATATAATTCATTGAAGGATATATTCCAGTGACGGTGCCTACTCCGAATCCAATCTCTGATCCAATAGTGACACTTGTCAAAAGACTAATATTATCAGAACCGCTCGTAAAGGTTATTGCCGTGTCAGGATATTTTCTTTTTAGATAATCATTAAACTCGTTGACGTCTTTTCGAAAATCTTTCCAAGAATTGTTTAATTCCTTGTTGACCAAAAAGAATGTCCAATAATATTCCGGTGTCCCATAAATTTTTTGTGAGATGTTATCCAAACGGTCCGCGTTATCCACCGTGTAATACGTATAGAATGAAATATCATCAGCGATTTTTGAAAATACCTTTGAGTACTGCGAAAGATTTACTAAATTTTTAGTACCATCTCCGTCAATATCAAAGTCTTCCTTTTGAAAGTATTGAAAAAACTTTGGCATTTTAGAATCCCTCTCCTACCAACTGAGCATCAATTGGTTGTAGCTCCTGGAAGTTTAGAGCAAGAGTAACTTCAACCGGCATATTGTTATGCTCAAAATATGATTGTGAGTTAGGGTTATACGTTACTGACGTTGAAGTACAAACCACTTGTGGAAGTTTAATCATTTGACTTGATTTGGCAAAGGTAACCACAAAGGCCAATGGAAAGTTATACGTAAATCCTGAAGAGATCGGATAAGACGCCTGCCTAAAATATTTAATGATCGCTGGTACGTTATTGGCCTCTCCTAGGTTCTTAGGCGCAAAGTTAAACTCCATTGAGAATGTACGAATCGTAGGTGCTTTGAACAACATAAACTCGCGAGGATTTAATGTGTTTTGAACATTCTTCTGAGCTTCAGCAACAATACCGCCAACAGCACTTGCTGATGTAACTGCACCTACGACTGCTCCGCCCGCTCCTTTACTGATAACTTTACCAACTCCAGCACCGACAATCCCAGCTATTACGTCTGGGTTAGACATAGCTGCTCCCCTGACGTCTTCCATAGTAACTTTGCCACCCTTGAATGCTGCGTCGAACGCTGCTCCAATTACACCAGTCGATGTTGCCTCGTATCTTTGTGAATCGTTAACGGCGATATTCTGTGGCATATAGATCGCACAGCCATTGCCGTCAAGCACCGTCAATGTTTGATTACCTCTCCCATCGTACTGAGCTCTCTTAGTCTGAAAGAGTACGTATGGCGTGTCTCTGTTTTCAACATTGTCGGGATATCTAAGTATGCCCATAAATAACTCCGATAGTTTAATGTTTCTCGAGATTATTTATATGGCATACAAAGGTAAATATACACCAAAGAATAAGAATAAGTACGTTGGAGACATTAAGTCGATAACGTATAGATCTTTGTGGGAGCGCAATACTTTTAGGTGGATGGACGAGAATCCTGACATCGTAGCGTGGAACTCAGAGGAAGTTATTCTGCCTTATGTTTGTGCTACTGACGGTAAGTGGCATAAGTACCATATAGACATCTGGTTTAAGAATAAGAAGGGAGAAGCATTTCTTGTTGAGATCAAACCAGAAAAGTATTGCACACCACCCAAGGAACCAAAGCGTCGTACTCGAAAGTTCATCAGAGAGACAATGACGTATGCTAAGAATCAGAGTAAATGGAAAGCAGCCAATGAGTTTGCAAAAGATAACGGAGTTAGTTTTCAGGTGTGGACCGAAAAGACCTTAAAATCTCTAGGTATAAGAATCCTTAAGTAGATTGATATAAATAAAGGTATGGCAGAATCACTATTTCAAAAGTTAGAAGCTGAAGCTTATCGTAAGGGTCTCACCGCAAGGTCAAAAGAGGCCCGTACATGGTTTCGCAATAAGGCAAGAGAGCTGAAGGATATTAATCGTCGTCAGCTCCTACGGGATCCTATGCTTACTCCACGGAATCGTCCTGGGGTTGGTAAGATGTACATGTACTTCTATGATCCAAAGTTAAGAAAAGAACTTCCTTACTACGATTCGTTTCCATTGACCATCATGGTTGAACCAACAAAGGGAGGGTTCTATGGACTTAACCTTCATTATCTTAGCCCTGCAGTACGGGCAACATTCCTTGACAAGTTATCTGCGACCGCGAATAATTCTAAATATGATGAGACCACAAAGCTAAAGATTAACTATAATCTACTGCAGTCGGTACAAAGATATCGTGAGTTCAAACCATGTTTTAAGAAGTACCTTACTTCACAGATTGAATCGCGTGTCGTTTTGGTTGAACCATCAGAGTGGGATATCGCAATCTTTCTACCAACAGAACAATTCCGCAAGGCTGGTAAGCGTAGTGTCTGGGCGGACTCAAAGAGGATCTATAGGTCATGAAGATAGACGATATGATAGCAAATATTGGCTCAGGACTCGCAAGAGCAAACAGATATAACGTAATATTTGATGGTGCTCTTGGCAATAGAACTGGCGTGACCGGTGAAAAGCTAAGCATCCTATGCGACTCAGTAACTTTACCAGGAAGACAAGTAGTGACATCCGATAGATTCACTAGCCTTAAGTCCATTAAGATACCTTATGGATACACCAACGAGGATGTAAACATATCGTTCATATGTCCTATTGATTTTACTCCGTACCAATTCTTATACAATTGGCAGACCGAAGCCTTTACAAACATGGGAAGAGGCGCGGAAGGAGATCAAAGAGTCAGACTTAGACAAAGGTATGTATCTGATCTGCAGATACAAGTACTAACGAATAATGAATTTGCTGGCAATAGACCAGCACACGAAATTACACTAAAGAATGCTTTTCCTACATCACTAAACGCTATTGAGTTAGGGAACGCAAACGAGGATTTGATTAGGGTTACGGCAACCCTTGCATATGATGATTGGTATGACACAAAAATCAACTAGGAGTTAAATTATGGCTTTACCAAAACTAGACGCACCGCGTTATGAAATGACGGTTCCTTCCACCCAGGAGAAAGTGGTCTATAGACCTTATCTCGTAAAGGAAGAAAAGATCCTGATGATGGCACTTGAATCGCAGGATGAAAAGCAAATGATTCGCGCAATCAAGGATGTCATCGCTGGCTGCACCGAAGATGCTATCAAGGTTAATAACCTAACTATGTTTGACATTGAGTATGTGTTTACTCAACTAAGGTCAAGATCAGCTGGTGAAGGCGCAAAGGTATCCTTGCCGTGCGAAAAGTGCGAAACAAGAAATGATGTAGTAATCGATCTGAGTCAAGTAGTCGTACCTAAGATAGACAAAAAGAAATTAAACATTGCTATCACTGACGATTACACGTTAGTGATGAGATATCCATCAGTCGATGCAGTGCTAGGCATTCAAACATCTAAGTCTAACAACATCGACAAAGTATTTGATCTTATTGCTGAATGTGCTGATTCTCTTCACACCAGTGATGAAGTATTCGATATGAAGGAACAGACCAAAGAAGAAGTAAGGGAATTTATTGAGTCATTGAACACTGAACAGTTTAACAGAGTTCGTGCATTCATTGAGGATATGCCAACCGCCATGGTAAACGCTAAATTTAAGTGTTCTGACTGTGGTGAACATAATGATATCGAGGTGAAAGGTCTAGCAAATTTTTTCGCTTAGCCCTTTCTCATGATAATCTCGTAAGCCACTATAAGGTTAACTTTGCTAATGATGCAGCATCACAATTACAACTTAGGTGAGCTAAATGAAATGTTGCCGTGGGAAAGGGAGATATACGTCTCGATGTTGAAGGAGCACATAAAGGAAGAAAACGAAAGGCTTAAACGCCAGCGACAACAACGGAGATAACCTAAGATGGCACCGGAAATTAATTTTGATGTAGATGGAGATGGTAAAGTGAGTCAACAAGATATTGAACAACAAAAAGAAATGCTTGCGATTGAGCGTGCAGAATCAAAAGCAGAAACCCAAAAGAAGATGGCTGGGATTGCATTAGGAACAATGATATGCTATGCCTTGATTCCACTGATTCCTGGGCTGTCAGCAGACAGCTTGAGCACCATTTCAGCTATGTCTGATATGNTGTTCTTGTCACAGGCATCAATCGTTGGTTTCTTATTTTGGTGCTCAAGCATACATGACTAGGAAGTAAAAAAAATGGCAGCAGCTACCTTTGATGATGTGATTACTCGCCTTCGAGAGGAAGGTCAGCTTAATCGCAATAGCGGAACGAATTCGCTCAAGTCAGTTAAAGAAGCTATCTTTGAGTCTAATAAGACCTTCAAGGATGGTTTTGGTGAGCTGCTGGATTTCTTTCAAGGTAATTCACTTAAGGACTTAGAGGCAAAACGTGAGCAAGATGAGTTCAATAAAGATTTACTTGAT